CATTCTAGGAAGTTTAAGTGCTGAAGGTCTGTTAGGACTTGTAGGGGCTTTTGTACTGTACCACATTATTAAGAAGTAAGGATTAGAAGTAATTCTAACAACGCGTTTAAGATTAAACCTCACACTAAAAGTGGGGTTTTTTCGTTTACTATATTTATATACAACTAATATGGTATAATCATGAGTATAGAATTTGAATTATTTCCTGGAAAAAACCTTAGTGGATTGTTTAAAGATATCTATGATAATCAACAAAACAAGAAACAAAGAATATCAGAACTGATTTCAGAAATGAGAAATGTAATCAGACATGCTGGGGATATGGCAGTAATAGGACCAATCCTAAAAGACTTAATTGATTCATCAATCAGAAACGATGAATCATTAATTAAGATGAGTGCAATTGCACAAAGAATTATAGGTGCAGCACAAAAATCAGAAGGAGATACTGGTTTTCTTTCTGATATTGAAAAAGAACAACTACTAAGACAATTAGATGAAACTATTCTACAAGTAGCAGATGAACAAGATGTTAAGGTTGATGAACTTACTAACGAAATAGAAGAACTTAAACAAAAGGTTGGAGAGTAATGCAAAGAATACAAAAATCAAATTCTAGTTTTTTAACTAACAATCAAAATAATAAACAAAAGTTAGTTACAGGTACCGTAGTATATGTTCATATTAATGATACAGAGTTTGAATCAATAACAATACCAGATGATATAACTTCAGATGTATCGGATTTAGATTCAGTACTTGGATTTGCTAAAATTGTTGAAAAGGGAGATACTTCATATGATTTCGATGATTTAAATGATTACCCACCATTTAATATCGATGAAGGACTTCCATTACTTGGTGAGGTAGTTGAATTAATTAAAGTGGGTGGTAATTCACATTACAAAAGAATTCATAATATAGATATCAATGCAGGTAATGCAGTTGAGGATGCACAACTACAAGGATTGCCAGTAGAAAACTCAGATTCAAATTCATCCGGATATTCAGAAACATCTCAAACAGGAACTCCAAATTCAGGAGGTGATGGTGATAGAAGTAATAAACTTGGAGAATATTTTGAACCAACACAAATCAATCCACTTGTATATTATGAAGGTGATAAGGTAATACAATCGAGATTTGGACAATCAATTCGTTTTAGTGGATATAACAATGAAGAAAATGTTTTTGCTCCAACTATACTAATAAGAAATAGGCAAAATGATAAATCTATTGAAGATTTAAAAGAGTTTGAAATAACAGAAGAGGATGTTGTAGAAGATGGGTCTACTATCGCTATAACTAGTGGAGATTATGAGTTAGCATTTACTCCTGGTACTGCTGATGTTCCATTTGAAACTGAACCTATATATCATACCCCACCTGAAGAACTAAAGGCAACAGACCAAATTTTAATTAATAGTGGTAGAATAATACTATCTTCTAAAGATTCAGAAATGATATTCTTTTCTAAAGGAGATTATTCATTTATTTCCGATGGTAAGCTTACAATCGATAATGGATTAGATGGTGCTGAAATAGATTTAAATGGAGAATATAGAACAACTACTAATGATAATAATATGTATTTTTTAGGTGGTAGTGGTGAAATATATTTAAATACCGAAGAAACGACAGAACCTTTGGTAAGAGGTGAAACTCTACTTGGATTAATGGAAGAGTTAATTGATGCCATAAATGTACAAGTATTTCAAACTCCATGTGGTCCAACTGCACCTGGTCCAACTAACAAACCTACCTTTAATCAGATTAAATCAAAATTGAATACATTTTTATCTACTTTAAATTATACGGAGTAATAATATGTCATTCAATACATTTAAAGCAAATATGGAAAACTATATGACCAACCAAGGTGGTATAGGTGCATTTACTGATTTTGCTAAAAAGATTACTCAAGAATATAATATGTGTATTTTGAGAGGGTTTCAAGATACAAACATGATTCCATTATCTGCGGGAAATACTGCAGGAATGGAAGCGTTGGTAGCTATAGCGTGTGCAACTGCTTTATCAAAAACTGATGGGTTGCATACATTTGCAGATGATATTGGTAAGGGAGTAGTTGCGTTTTGGACAGGTGCTACACTTACAGTTGGAATTCCTCCTATAATACCAGCAACTGGAGCAATTCAAAACATAACAACAACTGCAGCGGTGTGTATGAATCCAGGTGCTTGGTCTCCAATCGGTCCTTTATCAAATACTAATGAAACAAGTACTTTTTTATCACTACTTGCAGCTGGTATGCAAACCCATCTAACAACAACCGTATTTATGTATTCAACAATATCCATTTATCCTGGTGCACCACCACCCGTAGCACCTGGTGTTTTGATACATCCAGCATACTTAGTACCAGGTTAATAACCATAAAATTAATAGTAATATATTTATATTAAGATAAACAGAATCAAAATGAACAACAAACAATTAATAAAAGTAATAAGAACTCTTGTTGAGGTAGAAACTGCCAAACAACAAGAACGTTTTTTATCGAAAACTTTTCCAAGGATATTGGAAGAGGAAGTAAGTAGAAGATTAGCAGAGGTGAAGGGGGGTGTAGCCGTTCCCTCAACGCAAGTCGTTAGTGAAGAGATAGACCCTTTCCAACAAGTAGAACTTGCGTTAGAACAAGAACGAGCAACACCAAAGAAAACATATTCTAAAAACAAATCTATAAACGAGGTTTTAAATATGACAACTCCCTTTACAAAGGCACAGAGAAGTAGCGGACCAGTTGGTGGAAAATCAGTATTAGATACTCTACCACAACAAGAACCAATTCAAGAGAGTATGGATAAAACCGTATCATTTACATCTCAAGGAGCAGGAGCTGGAGTTGAGGGAATGAGAACACAGATGGCACAAAAAATGGGGTATGGAGATGTATCACGAGGACCAAGTAAAAATGGTCTTGGAGTTAAGACAGGTTTAGCCGGTCTTGATAAAATACTAAACAGAGATAATTCTGCATTGGTTAAGAAATTTAAAAAATAAGATAAGGGGAGTGAGTAATGGCATTTATACTTGGTAAAAAAACACTTAAAGATTCCGAAGAATTTGATTCTTATGCATATGGAATTACACTACCAATACAAGGTGGTAATACAGGATTTTTTTCACAAGCATTTACATCACTTGAGCAAGCAAAAGCTAATCTTAAAAATTTGTTATTAACTGCAAAGGGTGAACGAATAATGCAGCCAGACTTTGGTTCAGGACTAAGGTCATTATTATTCGAACAAATGGATGATACTGAATTTAAAAAAAACATCCAACAAACTATTTTAAAAAGTGTAGAGTATTGGTTACCTTACATTAGAATAGAAGCAATTGATGTAGATATGGCAAGTGAATTAAAAGATAAAAATCAAGTAAATTTAAATTTGCAATTTACAGTTGGAAACGATATTGATTTACAAGAAATAACATTGGTAGTACAGGAATAATATTATGGCATTAAACTCAGCTAATTTTAAAAGTAACAATGGAAGAGATATAAAATATCTAAGTAAAGATTTTGCGTCTTTTAGAAGTAACTTAATTGAATACTCTAAAACTTATTTTCCTAAAACATATTCTGATTTTAACGAAGCTTCTCCTGGTATGATGTTTATAGAAATGGCATCTTATCTTGGAGATATATTGTCATACTATACAGATGATTCATTGAAAGAATCATTAATGTTATATGCAGAAGATAAACAAAATGTAATTGCTCTTTCAAACTACTTAGGATATAAACCAAAAGTTACTTCACCTGCAATCGTAACAATTGCGGTGTATCAATTAGCACCTTCTATTGGTAGTGGAGAAGATAACAGACCAGATTCTGATTATTACTTAAGAATAAGAGAAGGTATGGTTGTAGAAGCAGCTAAAACAAATGTTCAGTTTAGAACAACCGAACTTGTTGATTTTAATGATGCAACTGATAGAGAAATTACGGTTTATACTGATTCAGCGGGAGAAGCAACACAATACCTTATTAAAAAATATGTAAAAGCAATTTCAGCTACATTAAAAACCGTAACTAAAACATTTAGTTCACCTCAACAATTTTCTAAAATAAATCTTGCAGATAAAAATGTAATTGATGTATTTGATGTACGAGATGCAAATGGTGGTAAGTGGTATCAAGTTCCATACTTAGCACAAGAAATGGTATATGTTGATTATCCAGTTTCAGAGCAAACTGATAAAGATTTAGCTCAATTTAAAGATTCTGTATCAAATATATTAAAAGTATTGAAAACTTCAAAAAGATATGTAACTAAGATTAATCAAGATAATACAACTACACTAGTATTTGGTGGTGGTAATTCAACAAATGATGAAGTATTAATACCAAGTACAAAAAATGTTGGATTGGGATTAAATTCATCCATAGATAAAATGAGTTCTACGTTTGACCCTGCTAATTTCTTAAGAACATCATCTTATGGACAAGCACCTTCAAATACAACTCTTACAATTTCTTATCTAGTGGGTGGTGGTGTATCTTCTAATGTTTCTAAGGGAGAACTAACATCAATAAAAAGAATTGAATTCGATGATGATGTAAAAACATTTTCACAAAACGAATCTACTTTATATAATAAAATGAAAGCTTCGGTAGCAGTTGATAATGAAACTCCAGCAACTGGTGGTAGGGGTGAAGAAACTATTGATGAGATTAGAGAAAACGCATTAGCTAACTTTGGTTCACAAGGTAGAGCAGTAACAAGAAAAGATTATCAAGTTAGAGCATTGGCATTGCCTCCTAAATATGGTGGAATCGCAAAGGCATATTGTTCACCAGATGGTCAATTGGATAATAACTCACCTGGTTCATTATTAAAAGATACTGATTCAATTGAAGAACTAATGGGTGTGGTTAACATGGTTAAAGACCAAAACCTATCAGATGCAGAAACACGAGAAGAAGTTAAAAGATTATTAAAAAGTAAAAAGGGTAGTCCTGGTGAAAAAAATAATCCATTTGCAATTAACTTATATATTCTTGGATATAACTCAGATAAAAATTTATCTATATTGAATAGAGCAGTTAAAGAAAATCTGAAAACATATATTGGAGAATATAGAATGTTAACAGATGGAATTAATATTATTGATGGGTATGTTATAAACATAGGACTTGATTTTGAAATAAGAGTTTATGGTGGATATAATAAAAGAGAAGTACTTGCAAAATGTATATCAGAATTAAAGCAATATTTTAATATAGATAATTGGACGTTTAATATGCCAATTAATATATCTGCAATAGAAATTTTACTAGCAAGTATTGAGGGAGTACAATCTGTACCAAAATGTGAAGTTACTAATAAGTGTTTAGGAAAATACTCAGAACATTCATATGATATACAAGCAGCAACAAAGGGTAAAATGGTGTATCCATCAGTAGACCCTTCTGTATTTGAGGTTAAGTTTCCAAATAAAGATTTAAAAGGGAGAGTAGTATAATGTATCATTTCGTAACATCATCCAAAGATTCAACAATTTATTTACAACAACCAAGTCAAAACACTGGATTGGATGAGATAATTGAGGTATCTAAAACTTTCTATGGTAATCTTAAAGATAATGCAAGAGCATTAATAAAATTTGATACTACTCCATTATCACAATCAATTGCTAGTGGAGATATCACAATGAGTTCTGCTCATTTATTATTAAAAGAATCTGATGCAAATGAGATTCCTATGGATTACACAATTTATGCATATCCTATATCACAATCATGGGATATGGGTATTGGAACACGATTTGATGATATATCAACCGATGGTGTAAGTTGGGAAAACAGAGGAACATCCACAGAAAGTTGGTTAGGAGATGGTGGATATGCGAGTGGTACGAGTGGTTCTTTTAACGGAAAGGGTGGTACATGGTACACTGGTTCGGTTGGTTCACAAGATTTTTCATATCAATCGAGTGATATAGAAATGAATGTACTCAGTTCAATGAATAGTTGGATTGGTGGTACACTACCAAATGAAGGATTTATAGTAAAACATTCAGATGCAAAAGAAGCAGATACAGTTGATTATGGAGAATTAAAATTCTTCGGTAAAGAAACTGCAACAATATACCAACCTAAAATTAGAATTGGTTGGGATGATTCGGTATTTACAACAGGTTCATTAACAGAATTAACTTCTGAAGAAATTAATGTAACGTTCAAAAGATTAAAAGTAAGATATAAGGTAGGGAGTACACCAATGATTAGAGTTTTTGGTAGAGAAAAGTATCCTCTTAAAACCTATACAAATACATACGCTTATAATGATTTATATTATTTACCATCTACAACATATTATCAAATAAAAGATATCGTAACAGGTGATGTAATAATACCATTCAATGATAACTATACAAAAGTTAGTTGTGATGCCAATGGTAATTATTTTAAATTAGATTTATCTAACTTTGAATATAATAGAGATTACTATATTGAAATAAAAACAATAAGAAGTGGTGTAGTAGAATATTTTAGTGATAAAGATTTAACATTTACCGTAGAGAAATAACATGGGGTTAAAAGATAGATTTCGAATTGATGAACTTGTTAAAAAAGGTTCTAAAGCAATTCCTCGTGATGAACGAGGTGGAATCCGAGTGCGCAAAAGAGATGGTAAAGCTTTACCACCGGGATACTATTTCAAAGAGGGTTCTAAATATCCAGTAAAATTACCAGAGAAATTTATACCATATGGTAAAAAGCCAATCAAATCTCCAAACGATACAAAAAAATTCAAAGCTGATTTTGTAGATACATTGCCTCCACTAAAGAGTCTTGCGGATTTAGAAGCTCAAAAATCATTTGGGGGAGAAACATCTGGTTTCATTGAAAAACCTAATTATGATGAAAGTGAACTTAAAAAGGCAATTGATGTAAAAGTTGATGAGTTAATAAAACCCAAAAAAGTTCAAAGAGGTGATTTTATTCCTAAACCAAGATATACTAGTTTAGAAAAAAAGTATGAAGAGGCACAAAAACAAATAAAGACAATAACCTCACAACGAGATAATGCGTTATCTAGTATTGCTTCACTTGAGGGGGAGATATCATCTTTACAATCACAACTTGATTCATGCCAAGCTCAACTTGATGCACAGATTATAGAAACCGAAAAAGCAACCGATAGATATAGTGATTTACTAAAAGATTTTCAGACTTCTTTAATAAAGGGTACAAAGGAAGGTATTGAACGAGCATCTTTATCTGCACAAGCTCAAGGGTTACAAGCACAAAAAGAAACCTTACAAGCACAATTAGCATCACAACAAGATATTGTAAAATCGTTACAAAATCAACAAGAGATACAACAACAAGTTGCCGAACAACAACAAGAAGCAGCGGAACAACAAGTTGAGGCAGCTAAACAAACAAGTTTATTGGGGTTAGTTGAGGATAAAGGACAATACCAAGTTAAGGGTACAGTTGGTTGGGCACTTCATCCATCAAGTAAAAATAGAAAACCAGAACAAGCTGCTAGATGGGATGATAGAAAGAAAGGTGATAGGGGAAGATTAACTGGTCTTAAATATGATTGGTATAACTTAGGTGAAGAAGCAGTCACACTTAGCGTAACGGAAACTGTAATTAAAAACAAAAAATGGTTAACAGGTGTTCCTAGTTCACTTACTATTCCTGCAAGTCCTGATGGTGGTTCAACACCTGGTAAGAAAACAGTTACTTTTGCTAGGGGAAGTATTGGTAAGGGAACTTATGAAACAGAAATAGAATGGACAAACACAACCACTAATGAGAAATTTAAAATGAAAACTCGTTATTGGCAAGCAAGAAGTAGGAGAAGAACCTAATAGATTATGGCTTTAGAAACATTTAAAGAAATAGTAGAGAGAAAAGGATATCTCGTAGAAAATGAAGATAGAAAAATTTTCGAAAAGGAAATTAAGAAATCTAACTTCGGACTTGGTGTGTCTGATATGATTGAATTCATTTTATATGATTCAAATGATAATCAACTACCACAAGGAGAGGATGCAAAACTTGTTAGATATATTCATATAGATGATAAAAACATTAATGATTATTTTTTAATAACAAGAAATGAAGAAACTAAAAAGACAAATGATGCATCTGAGTTTATAATTGATTTAGAAAGATTAATTAGAGAAGCTGGATATTCTAATGGTATATTCAAGACTCAAATAACATTACTAAACAGAAGAATCGGTTCAGAAGAAGGAGAAACTGATAAATTATGGATACATGAAATATCACCAACACGAACCGAAATAAGAGTTGTTCCTTTAAAAAATACAAATAAACCTAATGAAGATTTACTAAGAAGGTATGGGTTATTCACCGATGAAGGAAACTTTAGAGATGATACCATTTATTATGTTAGAAACTTTATTGATAGTATTGATATCTTTAAGGTTGTTGATAGCTTTATAAGAAGTAAGGGTAGAATTCGTGATGGAAGACGATATCAAAAACTAGTTCAACAAGAATTTAAAGTAGGTTCATTTGATAATTTGTTAAATGATATAAAAGCTAGATATCTTGAGTCTATGGATTATTTCATAGTTGGAAAAGATTGGGATATAACATCAAACACTTATGGTAAATCAATTAATAATCCTGATTTATTAGAATTAACAATTTCAAAAATAAAAAGAGTAGCAGAAACTGCTATACGAAATTCTGTTGAGTATTATTTACCAAAACGTAAAATACAAAATAGTATTGAATTAACCGCAGATGAACAAATTACGTTTGATAAGGTTAAGAAAATATTAAAAACTATTAAAGCAAATCAAAAATTTCCAAGTACCATACCATCTGAAGTAGGAGGTATAGTTAGAGGTTGTACAGATAAAGAAGCACTTAACTATAATCCACGAGCAAAAGAAAACGATGGTAGTTGTAGATATAAAGAAACAGAAGTAGCAGCTGCTGTTGTAGAGGGTTGTACTGATAAGAGTGCAGTAAACTATAATCAGTATGCAAATAAAGATGATGGTAGTTGTAAATATCAAGAAGTGGTTGAAGATTTTGCTGATTTAGGAGGAGGACTTGATACCGATACAGAGGTTGTAGTTGACCCTCCACCACCTCCACCACCAAAACCAGTGTACAAATATACAACAAAAATATACTATGTTTGGTCAGAAACTGGTTCAATAAATTATACCGATAGAACTGGAGGAAAGGTTGTATCATCTGGTATTGAATACGATGCTCTAAAAATAACTTTTAGAGATGATGGACCTCCGAAGTTTGTTAATGATGTAAGAGAAATACCAAAAATAAAAATTACACCACCACTTGTTGTTGAATATAGAGTTCAGAACCAAAGTAGGGTAACAAGACAAAGACCAGAATTCTTAGAAAGAAAGAGATTTAATGATATTCACCCATTTGGTGATATAGAAGGATATAACAGACGTAACAACCGTTTACAAAAGTATCCAAATGTAATTGAAGAGTTTGAAGAAATATTTGTGGGTTCTTCTTTATCTTTTTCTTATAAGAATAAGTTAAATCAACAAAAAACAAGTTCTACAATAGAACCGAATGATTCGTTAATAATATGTGCAGTTGAAAATTCAATATCAAGTGTACCTGGTCTTAAAGTAACACGAGTAGGAACCTGTGGAGGAACATATCCACAAGTAATTACCGTACCTAAACCAAAATATAAATGTAATAATTCACGAGCGATAAACTTTGGTGAAGTTGGTGTGTGTAAATATGCACCAAAACCAGCTGACCCAGTAATACCATTTGTTCCACCAACTCCACCACCACGAAAAAGGTGTCTTGACCCAAATGCAGATAATTATCAGCAATATGGGACTTGTACTTATCCAATTTTTGTTGATGTTGTGGATAAACCAATTCAAATAGTTCAAAATACACCACCTAGAATCACTGGTGGAAATTCTGGAGGTTTTGGTGGTTCAAGAGAAGTTGAGGAGATATTAGATGCAATGGGAGGAAATTTTAATGGAGCAATTGAATTTAATAACGGAAGAAATAACAGAAGTAATAATTCAACGTTGAGAATGGGTGGGTATAATGCCAACTTCTTCTAAAAGATACAGGAGAAGATAATAACTATATATTTATAGTAGAAATATTGTTGGGATATAAATGAGAAACAGAAGAGAATTTAATTACGATGATTTCAGAGGTTATGAGGATAACTTTGGAAGAACTAATGGGGAAAATCCTTTCGGATATGAACCAGAGGTACTTCGTCCTATTGGTAACGGTGGAGGCGGAGGTGGAGGTAGAGTATCAAGACCTACTCCACCTATAATTGTACCGAAACGTCCTGTGCCAGAAATAAGTAAACCTCGTTTCGTAAAACCGATACTTCCACCACCACCACCAATAAAACCTGATTTGCCACCAAATCCAATTATCCCAATAAAAATACCACCTCGTGTTTTTGTAAAAGGTGGGTGTATGGATTCGAAGGCAACTAACTTTGATAGAAGAGCAACTTACGATAATGGTAAATGTAGATATCCAAAACCAGAGATTAAACCTGTGGTAAAGGATAAAAATGCACCAGTTACTGTGACCATAGCGAGTGATAGAGGACCAGCTGAAGTTAAAGTAAATGGTAAATCTGTGGGTACAACAAATGGTTCAGGTGATTTTCATTCCAAAGTTTTAAATTTTACAGAAAAAGAATTACTTAGTAGAAAGACAATAACAGTAGAAAAAGCAGGATTTACATCAAGAGATGAGTGGAGAATATCTTCTAAACAAAAAACTTTATATAAAGATGTAAAACCAGTTATTGATATTGTACGACCTGATTTACCACCACCAATTCGTACTAACCCACAACCAACTAGAGGTAATGTAAGAAATAACACTCCTACAATCACTGCAACTACTGATGGTAGTGGTCAGTTTAGAGATTACATGGATGTGGACTTCCTTGACCCAATAACTGAACAATTTGGTAGAAAAGGAGAAAATATCAACTTCGGAGGAAACAATCCCTTTGAACGTAATTTTAGGGGAGGAATTAATCCCAATTTTAATAGGCTATTAAAAAGAAGAGCTCCTAAACCATCATCTCCAAAAATTAATTTTAACAATCGTCTTGGTATTGAGCCACTATTTTCGAGACCTGTTAAGGGAAAGTCTTTACCAAAACCAGCACCACCAAAACTATCATTAGGTACAGTTGGATTTAATTATTTCGAAATTGTATTAGAGAGAAAAATAAATGGTAAATGGGTACAACAACCGAATTCAAATGCTAAAATTGCAGATGTATCTATAAGACCTAAATCACACGCACTACGATGTGGATTTAGTTTAAGAAAATCATCTGTTGAAATTATATAACCACCTATCATTGAAGAAAGCTATTCAGTTAGCATAATTGGTGATGTACCAACAGATGATACCATTCTTTGGAAAACTAATTATGGACAAGTTGGGGGTGTATTAGATGATGATGATATTGTAACATTTAAAATTGAAAGACAAGAAGGAGACCCTATACCAAGTATTTCATTTTATGCAAATGGTATAACTGATTTTACACATAGGGGAGAATTTCAATATTCATCTAATGGTAAAAAGGTTACTTCAAGAAAGGGATTGGAAACAACAATTCAACTTGTAGGTGGTCAAACAGATATACAAGTTCAAGTATTTAAAAATCCTATTGCAAGTGTACCTACACAACCAGCAGTTAAATTAAATAGAAGTAGTGTTAAGTTAAATCTAGCGGATAGAAACTCTGTTAAGATATCATATGAGTCAATTGATGCAGATAGTTTATTATATATCCTTGGTAAGAACAAAAAAACAATACCATTACGAGGTACTATTACATTATCACCAAGTGATTTTCCCAATGGTGCAGGAAATTATACATTATATGTTCAGCCTGTTTCAAAACGAGGAGGAAGTGGTGAAACTCAAAAGGTAGTAATTGCAGTAGAAAGTAAAGCATATTTACCTGGTCCAGATATTACTCATATAAACTATCCACAATTAATTAAAGGAGCGGATTTTAAAGGATATGATGCAGATTTTAATATATCTTGGCAATCTATTAATACGAACTATGTTGAAATATATCTTGATACTCCAAGAAGAGAATCTTTCTTAGGTAAATTCGAACCACAAGGAGTTTCTCAACTTAATATACAAGATATTATTAGAAAAGGTAGAAGATTTCAAACTTTAAGAAATAATAGAGATTTATTACAATTTAAAATATTACTAATTCCTTATAATACAGAAGGTGATTCTAAAACAAAAGGTAAAGTTGAATCAATAAATATTACTTTTGATAAGGGAGATTTAACACTTCGTAGAGGAAGAGTTGTTGGTGATATAAGAAATGCATTTGTTAGTGAATTTGAAGATAAAGGACTTGATGAACATACATCTCCATTTTTAACACACTATTTGCACCTAGGTGATGGTGATAATAGGTTAATTGGTACATGGGGAATCGATGAAACAACATTTTCAGATTTTAGAATTAATCCAGCAACTAACAAAAAGGAATTATATGGTGAGGTACAGAAATCATTAGTTTTAAAACTATATGACCCATTACCACGAAATATAAATCCTAATGATAAAATTTGGATATCCAAAATACAATCAATTCCATTAATTGATAGAATAACAATTACAGATGATATAGTTAACAACTGTACTCCATTAACTCCTAACTTTGAATTAGATGTTACTGATACAATTGGATATCAAATAATGGATGATTTAATAACAAGTGGTTCTACCTCATCTACCGATGTTGTAAATCAATTTGTATCATCTAGTAATTTTTCATTAGATAATTTAAATATAGAATTTGTAAGTCAATCTTCAATAATAAATGAAGTTGGTACTGGACTAATATTAGAACAAACTGGTGATGAAGATTATAATTGGAAAGAGTTTATTAAATATTCATCTGCAGATGAGAGAGTTCAAAATTTTTACTATAAAGTAAAATTATTAGAATCATATCAATCTAAATATGATATTGTAAATTCACTAACTTCATCAATTGCAACAACTCAAGAAGCTAAAAATATACAATTTAAAATAGGTGAAGTAAGAAGGGGATTTGATTCTTTTGAAAAATATCTATATAACGAATCAGGTTCATTAACGTATCCTGGAGCGGGAGAGAATACACTTTCATCATCAGATGACTCATCTACTATAAGTTGGTTTGCTGGAATATTAAACTCAGCTCAATCATTTGATTATAATAACACATCTCGATTATCATTTAATTTACCAAAACATATTAAAGATGATGAAAACAATTCTGATTTCATTTTATTCTCTGATATGATTGGACAACACTTTGATGTTATATACACACATATCAAAGCAATATCTAAAAGTAATAGAATTGAAAATACACATGAATATGGTATAGATGATACTATGTTATATCATATGTTAGAATCCTTGGGATGGAATGCCGATATGGGTGTTTCTGGACAAGCACTTTGGGAATATGCATTTGGTAAAGATAAGGATGGTAATAAAACAACTTCCTTAAGTGGTAAGGATAGACAAAATGAAATATGGAGAAGATTATTAAACAATCTACCATATTTGTATAAACATAAAGGTACAAAACGAGCAATATCTGCAGCGTTAAGTTGTTATGGTGTTCCTGCTTCATTACTGACTGTGATGGAATTTGGAGGACCTAGTGACCCGGATGGAGATACTCCAACCAAATTCACATATGATGATAGAACTGCTTCAATATTACTAAGTGGTTCTGCAGCTATTACTTTACCTTGGAAAGAACACACATCAGTATTTAGTGATGATTATCCTAATGCAGTTGAACTAAGAATAAACTCGGAACAAAGACAAGACCAAGAGATAGTGAGTACCGATGGGTGGTCATTGAATTTAATCGCAAATACAGGTTCTCTTGCAGAAGTACAATTTAAAATTAGTGGAAGTAATACTATACTTTCATCTTCAACTGGAACTGGTTCTTTATTTAATGATGAATATACTCAAATAGTAGTACAAAAAGTAGTATCTGGTTCATTTGATGTATTTGATGTATATGCACAGGAATCATTTCAAGGAAGAATTAGAACTAAACTTAGTTCAAGTTTAGAAATACGTTCAGGAACAAATTCATGGAAGAGTGGTAGTTTACTAACGTTAGGTGGTACTAACTTAACTGCTTCGGTTGATGAGTATAGATTATGGAGAACTCCATTATCACAATCAAGAATTGATAATCATACATTATTACCAGATGCAGTAGATGGAAATCATATATCTGCATCATCTACTGATTTATTATTTAGAAATGATTATGAGTATCCTAAAAACAGATACTCAAGTACCTCTATTAAAAACGTATCAATAATACAAACATATGTTACTGAATCGATTGCTTCTAATTTTACAGATATTAGTTCATATCCATTTCAATATAAATCATATGATAGAGAAGTAACTGCAGTTGTACCATCAACGGGTAATAGTCTTGGAAATAAAGTTAGATTTGAAACACAAACATTAGTATCGGATTTAAATTATAGAAGTAGAGCTACTAAAAAATCATTTGACCAATCTCCTGTTGATTCAAACAGATTAGGATTATTTTTCTCTCCAACAAAAGAGATAAATATGGATATAATTCGTTCACTTGGTGAGTTTAATATAGATGATTATATTGGAGACCCATCTGATGATTATAAACCAACATACAATAAACTTAATCAATTAAGAAACTACTACTTTGACCGATATACTTTAAATATTTACGAATATATACAATTAGTTAGATATATTGACCAATCATTATTTAAGATTATATTATCTTTAATACCTGTTAGAGCACAAACAAGTGAAGGTTTATTAATTGAACCACATATTCTTGAAAGAAGTAAAACAGAATGGAAACCATCAACTGCGGTTAAAAAAGATTACAAAACTAATATTAATGTAAATGATTTAGTACCAAGTGGCGAAACTAAAAATTACCTAACTGTAATAGATACTAAAAATAGTACCAATCTTTCGGCAGAATCTAAGGATTTCACTGGAGTTATACCATTAGATACATCTGAAGAATTATCTGCAGATAATATAGGAATAGATAGTACTATATTAACTCACGATAATACCGTTTTATCTGGTGAAAATATTGGGTTATCACTTTCGATTAATAATACAGAAATTGGTCAATCACTTAGTGGTGAATTTGAGTCTGATATGTTCACACAGATAGGAACAGGACCAGATTCTCTTTCAGTAGCAGGATTTGGATTATTTGGAAATGATGCAAACGCTATCAGAACTAGATTTGATTCTAGTAAACAACTTGTAAAAGAAAGAGTAAAAGTATTTTTACTTAAAAAATCATATACAGTTGATATTCCTGAGAACATAACTCAAGATTCATCACAAGGTACACGATTTGTAACTACAACTAAATTTAAAGAAGTTGTAAATATTTTACCATTTACTGGTTCAGATGGAAATGAATCAGTAGACCCAACTGTAAGTGGGGATATTGTTGGTGTTACTCCATTAAATGGATATTTCCCAACACATTATAGAAACGTTGGAGATTTAACAAGTGGATTGGAAAATTCATTTTTTAATGGCTCTAAACAAACTGCGGCAACTACTTTAGATGGTGGTTCGCCAATTGTTACATTTACTACTAATCCTAATACTCTTAAGGTATCTGATAGTGGAAGGGGAAGTGGAGAACCAATTTTAGAAGTAGATTAGTAGAAATATTATCTAATTTTTAAAATACTTATATTTATATATTGAACAACAATAACAAGGAATTTAAATTATGGCTTATTTAAATAATACAGAAATCACAGTAGATGCGATTCTCACGAAGAAGGGTAGAGAGAAATTAGCAGCTGGTGATGGTTTAAACATCACAAAGTTTGCTTTGGGTGATGATGAAATAGATTATACCCTTTACGAACCCGCACATCCAAAAGGAAGTGCATATTATGATGCAGCAATTAAAGCTATTCCAATTACAGAAGCTTCACCAGATGAAACTCAAGTATTGAGACATAAATTAGTTACCTTACCAAAAGGTACTACAAAAATTCCAAAAGTAGAATTTGGTATCCCTTCGATAGCAGTAAATTCAGATTCTGGACAAGTACAGTTATCACCAACAACTTCACCAAGTGGTAATACACAAAGTGGATATACCGTAATACTAGCTAATAAAAATGCAGGTACTATCGTTGGTAGTGGTTTAGCAGCTGGAGCAGCAACTACACCATCATTCTTAGGAGATGAAATAACTGCAACTGCAGCTATTGAAACAGGATTAACATTCCAATTCATACCAAACCCAAGTTTAAGAGGTTCAGTTAAAACAACTATAACTGTTTATGGAAATGAAACGGGTGGTTCACAAACTATTCCAGTAACCGTAACAGATTTACGACAAAGAGCTACTGTACGAAATGTATTAGGTTCATAATAAAATAAAACAAAGGAAAATAAAAAATGGCACAAATATCAGGACAAGCTGGAGTAAATTTAACAACGGAGTTATCTACCTATTTGGCAGATAATCAAGGTACACTTACTTCTGAACAATTAGCATCTATCGTAAATCAGTATTTAACTGGTGGTGATAAATTGGGTGCAAGTGGTGGAGCAATTGCACAAGGTATCTATAAACGATTTGGTGAATTTGACCAAATTACTGGTAAAGTAGAAGTTGTTACAACTGGACTTTGGAGTGGTGATACTGGAAGTTTAACTTCATTCTTTACTTCATCAACTGAAGTTGGGCAGGGAAGTTCAAATTATTATATAAATGTATATGATAAGAATCCATCAAGTGATACATCAGCAGCTGTACAATATGCAGTTGCATATGGACACAAATACGCAAGTGGTTCAGTTGATTTAACAACTTCAGATACATCAACATTAGCAAGTAAAGCAACATACGCACAATATAAATCAATATTATTAGATGCAGGT